GCCCCAGGCCCAGACGTCAACTTCGATCCGGTCTTTCTGCACATCCGCCCCGGCGGTGAGGAACAGGCCAAGGTGGGGCACGGTGGCGGCAAGCACCTCGCGGCGATCTGCCAGGCGTTGCCATTCCGGCGCATCGCCAGACTCCACCCATGTCTCGCCCAGCAGCGTGTTGCGCGCCGCGCGCAACATCTCTTCCGAGCCTTGCGCCGCCAGCCAATCGCGCGCGATCTGGGCTCAGCTTTTCCAACCCTGCGGCGAATAGAGCGCCGAGATATGGAAGCCGATCGAATGCGGATCGGCCGACATTGCCGTCGCCCGCCACTCGCCCCGCTCCAGCATCCGGGTCTTGTGGTGTTCGGCGATGGGCTTTTCGCAGCCCTCGCAATAATAGGCGGCGGTCTCCGGTCGCCCCTTGTCCCAGCGCAGCCGTTCAAACTGCAGCCACTGCATCGCGCCGCAATGCGGGCATGGCACGAAGTATCGGCGCTGGTCGGAGGCCTCGTATTCCCGCTCGATCCGGCTCACGCCCCGGATTGTCGGGGTCGAGACCATGAACACCTTGCGACGATGCGAGAAGGTGGTGGTGCGCGCCTCGACCAAGGTGACCGGATCGCCCTCCTCGTCAGCCAAGGCCGGATAGGCATCCACCTCGTCGAGAAACAGATAGCGCGCGGGCATCGAGCGCAGGCCGGTGGCCGAGTTCGCTCCGTTCAGTACCAGAATGCCGCCGGGGAATTCCTTTGACAGCATCGAATTGCCCGCATCGCGCGACCGCGCCGGGTTCACCCGCTCCCGCAGGGCGGGGCTGTCCGCAATCAGCGGGTCCAGCCGCCCGCGCGAGGTGCGTTTGGCCATCTCCAACGTCGGCAGCACCGCCAGCATCGGCCCCGGCGCGTGATGGATCACAAAGCCGATCCAGTTGTTGCCAGCCTCGGTCACGCCGACCTGCGCGGCTTTCATGAAGGTCACGCGCTGCGCCGGATGGCGAGGGCTCAGGGCATCCATGTTCTCGCGCCGATAGGGCGTGCGGGCGGTGCGATAGCGGCCCGGTTCCGCACTTGCCCGCGACGACAGCATCCGGTGCGCATCTGCCCATTCCGACACCGTCAGGTCCAGGTCGGGCCGCATGCCTCGGCGCCAGCAGCGCAGCATATCCTCGGCCCCATCAAAGCCGAGGTCGAGCCCGTCGGTCAGATGGTCGGCGTGCAGATGGTCTTCGGTCAGATCGCCATCTTCACCCGAGGTTGACGCGGAGATCGGCGAGGGCGTCGAGGTGCTGTCTGACATGGGTTTCCAGCACCCTCTGCAGGATCGCGGCCTCGATCTTCACCGGCTTGGCCGTTTGCTTTTCCACCTCCGCTGCTACTTCGGCAGCCATCAGCGCTGCCACTCGGGCGGGCCAGGTCACCAAAGTGTCGCGCTCCTGCCGCGCCAGCCGGAACACCAGCGTTTCCGCCCGCGCCCGATCCACCAGCGTGCCCTTCTTCTTCTGGATCGCCAGCTGTTTTTCCTGCGCCTGATAAATCGTCAGCGCCGTGCGGACTTTGAGATAGGACGAACTGTCGGCTGGCCCAGAAAAGCCACTGTCGCCGCCCGTGCTGCGGCGCTGCTGATTGGGATCGGTCATTTCCCCGCGCCGCAAATCGGACGCCGCCGCATTGATCGACCCGTCGCTGTAAACCACCAGCCGACTTGCCTTGCGGGCCTTCTGGATCGCTCCGCGCGACAAGCCGGAACGGGCGGAATACTCGCGTTCACTCATACCTTCCATGGTGCTTGAAGTTTCCTCAATATATTGTAATTAAACAGAAATAACTGTATTATTCAGTTGATTACACTCGCCGACAGAGTGATTCTCGGATCAGGAAATCACCGTTGAACGGAGACCAGATTATGACGCAAACGACCAAAGCCAAACCCACAGCCCCCGAGGCGCTGATCCTCGAGATCGCCACCAAGCATTTCTTCGTTGAGACGCTGGAAACCCGAAACCGCGACCGGCTGGATTTCCACGATGTGGCGGTCTGGGCCACGCGCGCCGCCATTGAGGAAGCTTGCGAGGCCGGACGCATCGCCGGTGCCAAGGCCATGCTTTCCGCCGCCACCTCTCGCTGAAAGGATCAACCATGGCCACCACCACCATCCGCATCGACATCGCAAGGCTGCCCGACCATCTCGACCGCAGCCGCCTGAACAGCGTCGCAGCCAGCATCGAGGCTGCGCTGATCGACGCTGGCGTCCGGGCCGACTGCTCGGACCTGTTCTCGCACCTCAAGATCGAACTTCGGACCGCCCAACTCGCCGCCGCCAGCGCCGTGCTGGCCGAACTGCAACTGATCTGAGGCAGGCCGATGAGCACGCGCGCGCAGATCGCCATCCAGATCGGACCCGACGAATGGGCCCACGTGTATGTCCATTACGACGGCTACCCCGCCCATATGCTGCCCGCGCTGGCGCGCTGGAAGCCCGAAGATATACTCGTCGCGCGCGAGATACGGCAGGTCACGTCCGAGGCGCTGGATTGCTTCAGCCCGCCGCGCGCACCGCGCATCCTGCCGCGTCCGACGCGGGAGTTTGCCCATCTTTACATATGGTCGGTTGCCAATGGGTGACCGTCGTGCCGCAGGTCGATGCGGATCGGCGACTGCCAAGGTCGCGTGGCGAAGTATGATCAGAAAGCGCTGATATTGCTTGAAATTACCTACACTAAATGTCCCGTCAGAGTGATTCTGATTGCTCGGAAACGATGCAACTCACCACAGGAGACCACGCCATGACCAACCGCCGCGCCACCGACAATTCAAAAGCTCTCGACGCCTTCATCACCGCCAAGTTCCAGATCGACGCGATGCTGGCGCGACTGGCCGCCCTGAGCGACGACCACTTCGGGACATGCCCCGACGAGATCAACTGGGGTCATGTCGGCGACCTGAACCGCTACGCCGAACTGCTTTGCCGCATCACAGACACCGCATTCAGCGAGGGCGAACACGCCGAGTAACCCCGCACATCCAGACCAAGCCCCGCAATGGCGGGGCTTGCTTGCGTAGGAGGGCCCGCAATTCCGCGCGCTTGGACCAACGGAGATGCCAATGTCTTGCCAGACCCTGCTGCACGAACTGGCACCGACCCTGAACCCCGCCGAGGTCGAGGTATGAGCCGGGTCAGAAAACGATCCGGGGGATCGTTTTCCCGGCGATTGGATGCGCCTGCACTACGGCACCCTGAGCCATCTGCCGCCCGAAACCTTCGCCGAGGAACCCAAGCTCGCCGCCGACTTGGAGCGCCAGTCGCCGGGCACCCTGCGCCGCATCGCGGACAGCATGGGGTTCGCAGACGATTTCGCCAAGTGGGAGGCCTGAGCCATGCCGCTTGACCCCGCCCAGCGCCATCAGATCGAACAGGACGCCATCACCGCTGCATGGAAGGCCGAACGCCTCGCCGTCTGCGACGACGCCATCGCTCTGCTGCGCGAGATCGCCGAACAGGAGGCCGACGACGACGGCGATGTGATCCTTGGGGCCGACGAGCATGGCCACAACGATTTGCTGTCGCGCATCGCCGCATTCCTTGCCGAGCACGACCAGTAAGAGGAACCCGCCATGACCAAACTTTCTGAGACCCAGACCATCATCCTGACCGCCGGGGCCCAGCGCCCCGACAACCTCGCCATGCCGCTGCCCAAGGGTCTGGCGGGTGCTGCGGCAAAGATGGCCGTCACCAAGATGATGATGCACGGCTGGCTGCAGGAGGTCGACGCCAACCTGCGCCGCGGCGATCCGCTCTGGCGCGAAACCGGCGATGGGCACGGAACGACGCTGGTGGTCACTGACGCCGGGCTCGCCGCCATCGGGATTGAGCCTGTGGTGGTCAAGACCGTGGCGGCCATTCGCGAACATGCCTCCGTGACGCCAGAAGCGAAGCCGCCGACCCAACGCGCGGGCACAAAGCAGGCGATGCTGATCGCGATGCTGCAGCGCCCCGAGGGGGCCACCATCGCCGAGATCGTCGCTGCGACTGGCTGGATGGCTCACAGCGCACGAGGAGCGATCTCGGGCGTGTTGAAGAAGAAGCTCGGGCTCGATGTCACCTCGGAAAAAGATGGGCGCGGACGGACTTACAAACTCCCGGCCACCTGACGCACTCGAGCCTGAAAAGACCATGGCCGCCGTCCCACCGGGGCGGCGGTTGCTCATCTGGCAATCCGCATCCGGATCGCCTCGAACACCCGTCGCAAGGCGAACGACCGACCGATCGATACCACGGTGAAGATGGCCCCCATCGTCAGGTTCTGCGCCAGCGTCGCGCGCAGACCGAATACCGGGAAGATCAGGATCTGGGTCGCCACGGCGACGCCGTAGCCGACGACCACATTGGCGATGGCTTCGACCAGCGACATGGCGCGCGACTGCTTCATGCTGTAGCCTCATCCATCCGCTTCGCAGTCCTGCCGGTCACCATCTCCCGGCGCCGCACCGCGACTTCGCAATAGGCCGGGTCCAACTTCATCGCGAAACACCGCCGCCTGGTGCGTTCGGCGGCGACCAGTTGGGTGCCAGAGCCGCAGAACGGTTCATAGATCAGGTCGCGGGGATCCGAGAACGCTGTCAGCACCGCCTCGACCAATGCCACCGGGTGCGATCCGGCCGCACCAATGCCGCCCTTGTGACGCATGATGCGGAACACAGAGTCGGGGATGCGGTGGCTCTGGATCAAGTTGCCGGTTCCGGTCTTGGCGTGGACGATGCCGTCGGCCCCGCGCAGCCCACCGCCGCCGAGGATTTCGCCCGCATGCTTGGACGGGACGGTCTTGTGCGGCTTTCGCGGTGCGCGGTTGAAGTGGAAAATGAACTCGTGCGACGGGGCCAGGCGACCCTGCCAATCGCCAGGCAAGCCCGGTCCCTGATCCCACACATACAAGCCAAACCGTCGCCAGCCAGAGGTGCGCATCCATTCGACCCATCCTTCCCAATAGGGCTGCCATTCGCTGTCGCGGTGCACGAGGCCGAGATTGACCAGCAGCTGGGCGTCGGCTGTGACCGGCGCTGCGGCGAACACGCCTTGCATCAGCGCATCCCAATCGCCGACCTTCTCCTTCGCCGCGCCGTAGCCGCGCTGCTGGGCATAGGGCGGCGAAGTGAACATCAGCGTCGCTTGATCGCCCTGCATCAGCTTGGCGACAGCAGCAGGATTGGCCGCATCGCCACAGCACAGCCGATGCTTGCCTAGCGTCCAGATATCGCCCGACTTGGTGATCGGTACGGCTGGCGGTTCGGGAATGGCGTCAGTCGCATCGTCAGAAATTGTCGGGCGTTCGTCGGCATCGGCCAGCAAGGCGTCCAGTTCGTCCTCGGGGATCCCGATCAGCCCGAGGTCGAAATCCTCAGCCAAGAGCGCTTGCAATTCCTGCAAGAGCAGCGCGTCGTCCCAGCTGCCCAACTCGGTCAGATGGGGTGGTTGCCGCCCTCCCCAAACGGCATCGTAATATGCCAGGATGTTGGTCTGAGAACCACAAAGCGAAGAGGACGGCGAGATGAAAGATACAATGATCGGGGTGGATCTGGCAAAAAATGTTTTCCAGATTCACGGGGCATCAATGACGGGCGAGGTCAAGTTTCGCAAGAAGCTGACGCGCCCGCAGTTCATGGCGTTTATGGCGGACCATCCGGCGGCGGTGGTTGTTTTGGAAGCCTGCGGCAGCGCCAGCTATTGGGCGCGAGAGCTTTCGAAGGCAGGCCATGAGGTCAAGCTGATCGCGCCACAATATGTGAAGCCCTTTG